GCGCCGGCGGCCACCGTGGCCGTCACGCGCCGCCCGCCGACATAGGCGGCGATGGTGCCGGCGGCGGTCGCCGTCCCGGTCAGCGCGATGCTGCCCGTGGCCTTGGTCGAGGCGCTGGCATCCGCCAGCGCGATGATGTCCACATCGGTGCTGGAGTTGGCGGCCAGGAACGCCTCGGCCATCTCGCTGGCGAGGCTGCCCAGGCCGAACAGGGTGGCCGCCTGGCCCTTGCGCACCAGCGGGTACACGGTGCCGGCGGCGGCCGTGCCGGCGGCGAGCTTCTGCCCGACCAGCAGGACCCGGGTGGGATAATCCACCAGCCCCATGTCGCGGTAGTTCGGGCGAATCTCGGTGTAGGTCCCGGGGACGCGCCAGTTGTCCGGGATCTCCGAAAAGGTGATGGTGGTCATGGCTCAGCGGCTCCGGGGGCTGCGGGGAACGGTGGCCTGCTCGGCGTCGGCCGGCGCCGCCATGGTCTGGCCGCCCTCGGCGTTCGCCAGCACCAGGTCGCCGACCCGGTACAGCCGGCGCAGATGGATGTCGGTGTCCAGGTTGGCGTCCACGCCTTCCGCCGGCACCAACGTGCCGTCGCGCAGGCGGGGGCGGCGGTCTTCACCGGCCACCAGGCGCACTGTCGTCATTGGTCTTGCCCCAGTTCGTGCATGTCTTCGAGGGTGGCGCCGCCGTCCTCGCCGGACGGCCAGCTGGTCGCGAGGCGCAGCAGCTCCTCCCCCCGGTATTGGGCCGAGAGGGACAGAGGCATGGACACCTCCAGCGTGGCGCAGGCCCCGTTCATGTCGAGCCAGTCGGCGCCATAGGCATTGTCGATGGCGCCCACGATGATGGTGCCTTCCGCCTCGGCCCGGTCGCCGGGTGGCTCGGGCGTGTGGCCCTGCAGAAAGATCGCGGCGGCATGGATCATGCCGAACAGGCCCGGCGCGCGGGCGTCACCGGTGAAGCGCTCGGCCGGCCGCGCGTTCTTGGCCACCAGGAACACGCGCCAGCTGCACCGCCCCTGAAGCTTGCGGGCGCTGGTCTCGGTCCCGCCGATGCCGAGGAAGCCGATGCCGACATACGGGGCGCGCCCGACCATGTCGGCCCACACCTTGGCGTCCAGGCGGGCAGGCACGACACCATGCGCGAAGCGCGCCGGCGGAAATGCCTGCGCCAGCCGGCCCTGCAGGACCGCGAGCTGGCGATGCAGCGGCCCGGCGCTGAGAATGTCCTCATCCATCAGCCGGTCAGCCCGAAGCATTGGCGCGGGCGGTCGCTCACGCGCGCCGCCGGCCGGGTGGCGGCCCGCGGCAGGTCCAACTGGAACTCGTCGGCGGCGATCCGCTTGAGCCAGCTCTTGGCTTCCTCGTAGCCGCGCACCGCGTCTTCGCCCGCCGTGCGGCCGTCGCCCTGCGACAGCTCATAGCGCGCGATCAGGCGGCACATGCGGGCGATCTCGGCCGGCACCTGCAGCAGCGGCAGGGCGTAGTAGCGGCGCAGGGCGGTGTCGATCACGGCGGAGGCGTCCCGCAGGGCAGCCTCCGCGCGCGCCTCCACCACCGGGCCATCCAGCTGGCCGCGCTCCGCGGTCAGCTGGACCATCTCGGCCTCACCCAGCCACGCCACCATGTCCTGCGCGCTGGCGTACATCAGCCGTCGCCTTCCGCCCGGCGGCGCGGCCGGCCGGGGCGGCGGGCGGTGCCCTCCGCCGCCGGCGCGCCATCCTCGGCCGAGCTGTCCTCGGCCTCACCATCGGACGCGGCCTCGCTGCGCGGCGGGCTGTCCGCCGCGGCGTTGGCGCCGTCCTCGGCCGCGCCGTGCTGTTCGCTGGCGACATCGCTGCCCAGCTCGCCCACCAGCTCGGCCAGCGAGGGTGGCATGCCAGCCAGGCTGGCCCGGCCGGCCGCCGGCGGCGCGTCGGCGGGGCCGTCGATGATCTGCACCGACAGCATCGGCTCCGCCCGCAGCGCCAGCAGCTCGGACGCGGTGAAGCGGCCCAGCGGATACTCCGCCCGCTCCGGGTGGGCGATGCCGGCCCGGCGAAAGCCGGGGCTGGCGCAGAGGATGATGACGCGGCTGCCCATGGTCAGGCCGCCAGCCGGGGCACGGTCAGCGGCTCGGCGGTGTTGAACCACTCGTTGGTCCCGCCATTCGCGCCCAGCTCGTTCTTCAGCAGGCGCTTGGCCGCCCCCTCCAGCGCCGGCGGCACCACCAGCAGGTTGGGCTTGATCTCCAGCGGATCGCCGCTGCGGCTGTTCAGCAGGCTGCCCATGGCCACCCGCGCCGCCTCGTAGTTCTCGGCGGTCAGCGGCTGCCGGGAGGCATAGGCGAGCTGCCACAGGCCGTAGCCGGCCGCGCCCCGGCTATCGACGCCATAGATGAACTCGCCCTTGGAGAACACGTTGTCATCCGTCGGCGCGTCCTTGGCCACGAACTGCGGCGCCTTGCGGTCCTGGTAGATCAGCGGCTTCAGCGGGCGCGTGACATCCAGCAGGTACCAGGTCGGGCCCGAGCCGCCGCCATAGTTGCTGACGGAGGCCGTGGAGCCATCCGGCAGCACCACCGGGTGGTCGGTGTCGAAGAAATACTGCCCATCGTAGCACTTGGTGGTGGTGCCGGCCTTCAGCGTGTCGAACACCAGCTTGTCGGGATGGGCGCCGGCATTGTCGCCCAGCGTCTCGAACATGGGCGCGTAGATGCCCAGGTTGTCGTCCTCGATGTGCTTGCGCTTGACGCCCACCGTCAGCTCGAAATCGCGGTTGCGGATGGTGTAGTCGTGCGTGACCAGGTTCTGGATCACGCGATCCCCGATCCACTCCCGCATGCCCGGCAGGTCGCCGAGCCAGCCATATTCATTGGCGGCGGTGGTGGACGGGACCACGGTGGCCACGCGCTTGTAGAGCTGCGGGGCCTTGGCCAGCGCGCCGCGGAACGCGGCCGAGAAGCCGATGCCGAGCGTGCGCAGGTTGCTGCTGTTGACGATCACGGAAGGATCTCCACCCAGACGCCGGCGGCGTCGATGCCGCGGCATTTCCCGGCCACGCTGCGGGTGTTGCTGCCGCTGGTCCGCGCCACGGTCTGGTCGTCCGCGATGAACACGTCCTTGCCCCAGTCGGCCGCGGTCACGGGATCGGTGGCCGAGTTGGCGAAGCGGAAGATGCCGCGGTCGAACTCGACATTGTCGGGATCATCGGCGGTGCCGGTGCGGGCGCGGCCCGCCACCACCAGCCCCGTGGCGGTCAGCCCGGGCTGCACGGCGCCGGCGGTGTCCAGCACCACCAGGGCGCCACGATAGATCGTCACGCCGCTCTTGTGCGGCAGGCGATAGGTGGAGCCGTTGGTGCCCAGCATGCGCTGGGGGGTGTCGCGGTCCTGCGTCAGCGCGGCCATCAGGCGATCCCCTCGGCCTGGCGCTTCCGCTCGGCGATGAACGCCTCCGGCGAGATGCCCATGAGGGCGATGGCGCGGTGGTCGTCGGCGCTCAGCCCGTCCTGGCTCGCCGGCGGCACCACGCTCGCCAGGCCGCCGGCGTTGATGGACGGCAGGGCCGCCAGCTCGTTGGCGACGGCCGCCGGGTCCTGCATGTGCCGGGCGATGTAATGCTCGCGCAGGGGCTTGATCGGCTTCCCGGCCTTGATCGCGTCATCCACCGCCCGCGTGGCGGCCTCGCGCGCCGCGGACTGCTGCAGGGTGGCCAGCTGTGTCTGCAGCGACACCACCGTGGCGGCCAGGTTCGGATCGCCGGTGCGCGCCTGCAGCGCGGTGACGATCTGGTCCGCCCCCGCATTCGCCTCGGTGATGCCGGCCGCCGCGGCGATGCGCGACAGCTGCTGGCCATGCGCGGCGACGGCCGCCCGGCCGGTCGTCACGGCGGCGAGGATCGCGGCGTGATCGGCGGTCGCCGGCAGGGCCAGCGCGGCGCAGAGCTGCTGCTGATGCGCGGCGATGGCGCCCTGGCGGGCAACCGCGGCCGACAGGACATCGGCGTCCGCGGTCGTGGCGGGCAGGCCAAGGGCCTCCCGCAATTGCGTGAGGTCCATTCCGGTTCCCTGTTGGGTGTGAAGGGTCGCCAGCTGCGCCAGGTTGGGCGCGTTGGTGAGCGCGGCGCGCAGCAGGTACAGCACGGTGCCGTCCGCCTCGGCATGGCCATAGACGGGGCTGATGCCGCGATAGGCCCGGTCGCGCAGCAGCGCCTTGCCGGTCGGCGTCCATTCCACGCGGCCCCAGATGCCGTCCTGGCGCGCCTGCAGCTCCACCACCCAGCCCCGGGCGGGGCTGGACTGGCCGGTGCGCATCGCATGGTCAATCGCGTGGTTTTCGTCGAGCGGCAGGCGCAGCTTGCCGCCTGCCATCGCCGCCGTGGTGGTGATCACCTTGGCCGCGTCGCGCAGCCGATACGGGCCGCGCCCATCCACGCCGCGGAACTCGCCGGCGGGCAGCAGATGCACCCATTCCGGCGCCTCGTCGGCGCTGGGCAGCGGCAGCATCGTGGAATGGTGGACGACGGTGGGCATGGCGAGGATCATCCCCGCCGGGCGCTGCCCTATCTGCCCTTGCTGTCGCAGGGGCAAGCGCCGGCTGCACCGACAAGCGACGCAGCCCGTTTCTGGGCCGCCAGGGGCGCTTTCGTCAATCCGGCCCCGTCGATACCCCAGGCCCCTTAAAGGGGCCGCTTAGACCGCTTAATCGAGCCTTAACGGCATGCTACCTGCGCGCCGCCATCGCACGCGCCAGCATCAACTCCGAAGTGTCCAGGATCATGTCTTCATCCTCGGGCCCGATGCCGAGATAGGGGCGGGCCGGAATGGTGACGGAGCGCACCTTGACCAGCCCGCCGGACATAGCAAACACTAGGTAGGGCGCATGGCGCGCCTTGATGACGGCGCCTTCCTGATGCACCCGGGCATGGATCGCGTTGCTGCCGACCGTCACGCTGTCGCGCTCGGCCGCGATGGTGATGCTGCCTTGCAGCCCGCCCCGCATGCCCCGGGCCCGCAGGATGCCGGGACCGCGCTTGATGGCCGCATAGGCCGGCAGCAGCGGTGCCCAGCTGGTCCCGTCCGGCGCGCGTTCCTCAGCGAAGCGCGCCAGAGTGTTGGTCCGCAGGCCCACGCCCAGGGCACGCATCAGCCCGGTGGTGTCCTGGCCGAGGCGCACCAGGCCCCGCATGGCGGCGTTGAACGGCGCCAGGTCGATCTGCGCCGAGATGCTGATGCCGGTGCTGGTGCCGCTCATGCTGGAAATTCTCCTATCTGGCGCCTATGTTGGGTCAGGCGTGCCGGAGACACGGTGACATTCTCCCTGCCGTAGGACTGGCTTCGGCCAGGATCGCATGGGGTTCTGCGGGAGGCCCCACCGGCACGCTTCCCCCTCATTCGTCGAGCACTGAACGCACATCGCCCAGCACCGGCTCGTAGCGGGCCAGCAGCTGGCGCACCGATTTCGGCCGCGCGCGGCGGAAGGACAGCAGGTAGTTCTCCGCCCCATCCGCGGTGGATTTGATCGCGGCGACATAGACCACGCCCTGGCGCTTGATCAGCGCCAAGCGGCGGTCCTCTTCCCGGCGCACCACATCCGGCGACCCGATCAGCTGGCGCAGCACGTCATAGTCCTCGGGCGTCAGGTCCGGGTGGTGGCGCAGCTGCTTGGCTAGGGTCTGCGGCGACAGCAGCACCGCCCCCTGCCGCGCGCCCAGCGCGGCCTGCACCTCTGCCGCCAGCTCGCCCACCACCAGGTTGTCCTCCGGCGCCTCCATCCACCGACGCAGCTGCGCCGGCGTGGCGGGACCAGGCGCGGCCGGCCGGCCGAGCCGGAAGCGGCGCAGCGCATCCAGGCTGTCGCCGGCCTG